GGGTGAATAGCTGCGGCAGGATTCGAACCTGCGATCTCCGGGGTATGAACCCGGTGGGATGGACCGCTTCCCTACGCTGCAACAAGCAGCGTCGACGCTGGAGGAGGAGGAACCAGCGCCGACGCCCTAAATCAGGCGGTGATGAGCTCGCAGGCGCGAGCGGCCGCGAGGCGCGACTTCAGGCCGAAGGCGCCACGCCACACGACGCGGTGACGAACGGCTTCCTTCGCCTCGAGCTCGCCGACGCGACGGATGTTGATGCCGAGGACGCTGCCCTGTGACGGGTCAAGCGTTGCAATGCGCGCCTCATCGGACATGCCGGGATTGCGCCCTGCGTAGCCGCAGACGAAGCCGCCTGGCTCGAAGTCCATGAGGAGCAAGCTCGACAAAGTCGTGCCGCTGCCCTTGACCTCAGTGGACGGGATCCAATCGTTCTGAAGGAACGGAATCCCGCGGTACGTCGGCACGGGGCCGTTGATGCCAGGCACCGCAAGCTCGGAACCTGTGAGACCGCCCGCCGTGCGGAGGAGCGCGAGAAACTTCGCCTTGAGCTTGCTGTTGCCGACGAACGCGCGATCGCCGCGGGTCTTCACCATGTCGTCGATGAGCATGTCGAGCGTGGCGAAGCTCAGCGCGTCACCGTTGGCGCCAACGGACATCGCGACCTGCGACTCGCCAGCGATGGCGGGAAGCTCCTTGAAGAGACCGTCGGGCTCGTGCGTGGTGCTCGCAAACGTGATGTTTGCTTCCGTGCCCGAGCCAGGAAGCGACGCAAACGTGACCGTGACGCGGAGCCACTTGTTCGGGTTGTCCGACCGCAGCATGTAGACGCCGTTCGACGGCGTGAGAACCTCCGCACCGAAGTCGCGATCGCCAGGCGCACGCCACGAGAGGCGGGGCGCGCCAGTCTGGAACTTGATGTCGCCGCCGCCTGCGCGAAGCGAGTCGACACCAGTGCCAACCGACTGGAAAGCGACGCCAGCGATGGCCGGGGTGATCGTCGCACCCGTGACGTATCCGCCGAGGATGGCTTTCTGTGAGATGACGCGGCCCGCGGCCTTCACCTTCCGGTCAAGCTCGTCCGCGACGAGGTTTTGGTTCGCCTGCATCGCCCACACGTACGTGTCGGCGTCGCCGATCAGCATGCGAAGCGGACGCGTCACGAGGTCGCCGTTGCCGGTGCCCTCGGTGATCGACGCATGGTTCGCGTCAACGAATGCCGGGTCGACCGTGGCACCCTCGCGGGGCCAGCTGAACGACAACGGCGAATCCGCCTGCTCGAACCGAAGCTTCGCCATCATCTCATCGGACGTGGCGATCGAAAGAAACGTGTCCCGCGCGAGTGGGTTCTGCGTGAGGCGTGCAGCCTCGTAAATGGTCAGTGCCATGCTCGATCTCCTTCAGCGCGCGAGACTTCCCCGCGCAAAATCACTCCCCTTCGGGGGAGGCTCCTTGCTTTGCGAAAGCGGCGAATCCGCTCCCGCGAACGTGCTTGTCGGGGTCCGTTGAGAGCCCCCCGCTGTTGCTGACCCGCGTGCCTGTGCCGCCACCTGGATGGGCCGCGAGGAACGGGTTCTCGGTCGCAAAGTCCTTCGCGAACTTGCTGACATCTGCGTCCGTGTAGACGCGGTTGTTCCAGTTGATCGAAAGCTTCCCGTCGGCGTCGAGTTCAATCTTCGCTTCGCCCTCGGCAAGCCTCACAGCCTTCGAGAGCGCGGTCGGGAGAATCTTCGCCGCAGCGAGTTCGCTCTGCAGGCGCGTGCTCACAACCTGCTGCCGATACTTCGCCGAAGCTTCGTCGCGCTCCTTCGCGAGCGCATCGCGCTCCTTCGTGAAGTCGGCTTCGCGCTGCGCCTTCAGCTGCAGGTCACGGCGAAGCTGCGCGAGTTCCTTCTCAGCGCCGGATTTGCCTGCGTCCTCGAACTTCGCGTTGAGTTCTGCAAGCTTCTGCTCAAGCGCTGCGGCCTTCTCAGACTCGCTCTTCGTCGCGTCCGCAAGCTTCTTCTCGAAGTTGCGCGTCTCGCGTCCGACGCGGTCTTGAATCAGCGCGTTCACTTCCTCTTGCGTGAACGTCTTGGTCTTGCCGCCTTCGGGCGGTGGGTCGCCATCCACAAAGCAAATCGTCGAGGACGCGAACGGGGGTTCGGTCCATCCAGACAAGGCCATTGCGATGAGTGCGAGCTTCTTGTGCATAGGGTCTCCATCAGCCGTGTTGGGCGCCACGTGCGCACCGCGCAGAAGCTGGAGAACCTGACGTGCGCGTCCGTCAGCCAGCGCCGCCGATTGCTCGACGTGCGCCAACGGTGAGCGAGAAAAATCGCGAGCTACAACATTAGGAACTGCGACGACGCGAACCGGCTTCGCGGAACGGGTCGACGTTGGCCGCTCTCACGCGTGGCCCTCGCACCTGCACAGGCGGTCGCGTCTGGCCCTGCGCGCGCCACAGGGGTGCGATGTGCCCACGCTCCCCGATGACATCGCTCGGTCGTTGCTGCCATAGCTGCAGCCTCGACGGCCCGAGAATGACCTGCTGCTTTTCGGATGGCTGACGCGCGAGCCATTCGCTCGCTGTCTCGCGTCGTGAATCTTCCCAAGCGCGCGGAGGTTCTGGCGTCCCGTTGATCGCCGCGAGCTCGCGCGCGAAGTGCTCATCGTCGAGGATGCTCGTCGTGAAGCAAAAGCAGTTCGGGTGCGCGGGAAGCGCGGGAAGTGTCTCTGCGCGGTAGCCGCCTGGCCCAAGTCCATCGAGCGCCTGACTTGCGAAGAGGTCGCACACGTCTGGCTTCGGATGCTGCGGCGACAGTTCCCAGCGGTAGCCCTTCGTCCACGGCTGCTCACGTGTGCTCTCGACGAACGCGGCGTTGAACGCCCTGGCGCCTTCGGTGCGCACCACAACGCGCTCCTGGTAGAGCGCTCGATCGCGCACCCAATAGCGCACCTGGCGCTGCAGGTCGGCCGCGTTGGCGGTCGCTGCGGTGTCGAGCAGCATTTGCCCCGCTGCGCGTAGCTGTGGGTCTTGCAGCCGGCGAATCGCGGCGACGTGCCTGTTCACCTCTTCGGCAAGCATCGGCCCCGCATCGGCCACCGCCTCTTGCAGCTCGGTCACGTAGCGCGGCAGGTACACGCGCACATCGTCGACCTCAAGAAGACTCTGCGCCGCCGTCGCCACTGCCTGGCCAGCGCGAACCGACTGCGCGAGCTCGGCGCCGAGCAACCGCGTGGTGGCCTCGTCGTGCGCATGCAGACGCCGCGACAGCGTGATTCCGCCCGCTGCCTGCTGCCCGTCCAAGAGCAGCGTGGCGAGCTCCACCGCTCTCGCCGGGTCGATCGGCTCGGACCGGCCAAGCTCCGCAAACGCCGCTGTCGCTACCCGTGGCCCCGCTGCGAGCCCTTCGCGTCCGGTGGCCTCGACGCCTCGGCGAATCGCACGGCGCCGTGCGTCCGACTCGCGCTCAAACTCACGGCGCAGGCGGGCAACGATTTGCTCACGCGTGGAGGTGCCAAGAGTTGCGAGCGAGGCCTGAATGCGGGCCTCGATGCGTGACCACACGACACGTGCTTCCGCCTCCGCTTCAAGGATGCGTGCATGGGCACGAGCGCGTGATTCACGCGCAGCCTTGCGCCCTCGCGACGATGGCGTTTGCCTGGCCATCAGACAGCGGCGGGCGTGTCAGCGTTGGGGTCGTCGTTGGGGTCGTCGTTGGGATCCAACGACGGGTCTGTGCGCATCTCGCGCAGCGCCGCTGCGGCTTCGGCGTCTGCCTGTTGCTCTTCGTCGATCTCCGAGTCGATTTGCACGAGCACCTTCGGGTCGATGTTCGGCAACGCCGTCCTCGCCGCACGTTTCATCAGCTCGGCTTTCGCGGTGGGTCCGAAGGGCAGAGTGATCGCCTTCATCACACGCTCGAGCTCCGCGGCCATCTCCTCCACATCGAAGCGCTCAGGGGCCGTGCTGCGAATCGTCTTCTCATCCTGCCCGCCCTCCATCACGTGCACCTTGCGGAACACGTCCTGCTCAGCGTTGGCGAGTTGCTGTGCGGTGTCGACGAGCGCGCGGTTCATGTTCTCAAACTCGAACGCACGAGAGAGCGCCGCCTTCTGCACCCTGCTCGCGTCTTGGCCCGAGTACTCCATGCGAGCGATGGCCGTGATGTCGTTGCCAAGCTTCTCGATGCGTCGCTCAAGTATCTCGGCCACACCGACATCAGGACCAATCCACTTGTAGTCGCGCGTTGAGTCCATCGGTACAGGCAGCGCGTTGCCAGCGCCAATCGTCATCACCCCAACTTGCCCGCCCATCGCACTTGTGCCCTTCGGGGCCGCGCTGCCTTTGATGGGCACCTGAAGCATTTGAAACGCGGACGTCCCAAGAACTTCGTCGAGCTGCGAGAGCACGTTGAACTGCTTCTTCGCGGCGAGGGCGACGTTGCGCACGAGAGACACGCCGCGCACTGCGTCTTCGGGCGCTGGGGCGTGCTTGAA